GTATAGTTTAGACAGCCCCCAAGGTAGGGTGAGTAACCCAATACCCACTCCTACTCCAGAGATAAATGGATTCTCATCAATCCATATATGAGCGCTGGTTAATCCGATAGCACTCATAATAGAAACTAATAGCGGGGCGTAACAGACGGGACACATATGGTTCTTCTCAGTTACTCTTGTAACGCTCTATACAACTAGGAATAATAACGCTATGATTATCCAAATTAAGCTCATTTGATTATTACCTTACCAATAGCTTCGGGGAAGACCATGATCTGTTTGGATCGGTCACTGAAGTTAGTGAAGGCGATAGAGTCGTATCCTTGTTCTTTGAGTTCCTTAATAAACCCCTTAACTTTAAGTCTGTCGGCGTTACCCTTCAGCATGTACGTCTTGTTTAGACCGGCTAAGTCTACCTCCAAGATTTCTTGACCACGGTTGATAGCCTTACCGTCTACGTCTGTGCCCTTCATAATGGAGCCTGTTGTGACATACTCTCCCTCAGGGGTCTTGTAGAATGTGTCACCTCCTCTGTTCTTGGGGTGTTCTGTGTACTTCTTGACTATACGTTTAGTTTTGATAGCGCGTAGGTTTGAATACTCCTTGGCTATACCCCTGTCCAATGAGAAGTAGAAGCCTTCACCAAGGAACTGGTCACTGGGGTGTATACGTTTCTTATCGAATATAAGTTTACCACGGTTGGCTTTGACCGTACCGTGGTAGGCTGGAATGCTTTCTTCTGTCACGTTATCAGATACCTTTCGTGCGTGAGTTAGTAGGTTTTGGTCGAGTACCTTACCAACAGATTTACCACCCTGTCTAATGAACTTTGAACCAGGGATGACTACAGACCCTAACCCAGCTATCATCTCAGCTAACCCTATCCCCATCTGTAGGGGGTCACCGGAACGAAAGGCATTCATAGCACGTTCAGAACCTTGCTTGGCATACTGTAGGTCTGACCCTGGTGATATGACCTCGACAGCTAAACGCATCGTAGCTTCCAAGCCACTCTGGAACTGCTCCAGTGTGATCGAAGTATTTTTAATAGGCTCAGTTGTTGGGGTTAAGGCTGCGAATGGATCAGGCATTAGGAACCAACACTAAGGAAGTCTTCATTATTAGAGATAGATCCAGTTCCTCCTCTATAGAGGTCTTCGATCTGCTCAGTGGTGAGGCTACCATCTAAAAGGATAGCTACCAAAGGCCCCTCTCCTTCACCTACGGAGGCAGTACCTAGAGTAGAGAAGAACTTACGTATCTCAGATACAGCGTCTCCACTAGATTGGCTAGCTGAGTTAAAGTTCCATCGTTCAGCTACGTACCTATTACCCTTACCATCTGACTGGATAGAGAACCTTCCTACTGTGTAAGCGGCCCTTAATACAGGGTCATGAGTCATATCAAAGAGAAGTTTAGCTTTCCCAGCTACCCCCTTAGGATAGAACTTAGCTCGTTCAGCGGCTAACTTAGCTCTAACATCAGCAAAGTATTTAACCTCACCCTTCGAGTCTCTAACGTAGTCTTTCTTAGCTGCGTCCCATTTAGTTGCGTCTCCTACTAGAGCCTTAACTGACAGCCCATTCTTAAGGGGCGGGTACATTTCGTAAGTGGTGAAGCTAATCCCCAGTTTATCTGCTTCTTTTGTAACTCCAAACATAATCTTCCTAGAACCTAAGTCTACATCTGCATCCCCAAAGGTTATCCTCTCTGCAAATGGCAGGTTAGAAGTTATCAATAATCTACTTGGGGTGGGGACTGCTGATAGATTATCTTCCTCCCTAAGAGGTTGGGCTATCTCTTGGATCACTTGAGCAGGGGTAGCTGCTGTTTTACGCTCTACCCCAAGAGCAGGTAAAGCTTCTTTCGGTGTTGGTAAAGCGTCTTCAACGATCTTAGTAGAGGAGACTCCAGCCCTCTCGAAGAAAGCGGTGATCTCTTCCTTAGTCAAGTCAGGGGTAAGCCTTAGAGGCGGCTCTGGTATGCTACTAGAACTACTAGGCTCCACCGTCTGAGTAGGATCAGCATCAAATAAGTCGAACACCCCAGTATCTGTATTGAATGTAGCAGCAGTAATAGGAGTAGCGGGAGGACTTCGTACAGGCTTAGGCTCAGGTGTAGCTGGGGCTCCCCCAGGTGGCATAAGAAGTATTTCCTGTCCTACTGCAATTTTATTAGGATCAGTAATATCACTATTAAGATCTACTAACTGTTCAACAGTTGTTCCAAACTTCTTGGCAATACCTGCTAGGGTATCCCCACTAGCGACCTTATAATTATTATTACCTAAAGGTACAGCACCGCCCTGTGCCTGTGTTGGATCAAATGTGTGAGCCTCAGCAGATCCTATAGGATTTATAGCCTTAAGGACTTGCCTAAGCATGTCACCAAAGCCGCCTTCCTTTACTACGTCTTCACTAGCGAACAACCTAGCTTCATCACCTCGCCGCCTGACTAGACCACGGGAGATTTCACCGTTGATCCTGACGAAGCCTACCTTGCTATCGAAGGCCTCATGTAGGAAGTCTTCGACGTTACCTGCCTCAAGGAATGCCTTGGCTTTGGACTTACCCCATGCACCCATTCCTACGTTGAAGATTAGGGAAGTCAGGGCTGACACCTTGCTGTCGCTACCTTCCAAGCCTACCTTGGCTAGGGAAGCTAGGGCGATCCCCCGAGCATGAGAAGTTGATGCAGCTAACAGAGACTCAGCTTGCTCAGTTGTAATACCTTGGCGGAAGTCAACGTCTTTACCATCAATCTTGATTCTCCCTGTCTCTATCTCTAGCGGAGTAAGCTTCTCTCCATAACCGATCTCCATCCCTTCTTTCTCAATGGTGGGGCGAGCATGCCACAAACCAATCTTAGTTTTTGGATCAACCCTGTAGCCAGAGTTAAGACTGTTCTCTAAGATTTTAAGTGTATCCACTTTAACTTTCCCTTCTTTAGCGTCTTCACGTTTGGGTAGGCCCAATAGAAGATCGAGGTCAAGGGTACCCACGTACTCCTTGATCTGGGTATCTTCCCAACCCTCCGGTACCTCTACCTCGAAGTTCCCGTGTACAGGGTGTTCTTCTACCTGTACTATTTCAAGCAACGGGGGTGCGTAATCTACTGGCTCTACTACCATCGTAAGAGCCTTCTTTTTGTTTCACTAACGGGGGCGCTTTCTGAGTCGGGACTCTTCTCCGCTTTGGTTTCGAAGTACTTGTCTTGAGCAGCCTTCTCTTCATCAGTCAAGAGGAACCAAGGCTTACCGATCTTGATAGTGGCCCCACTCTTAGCGAACTCCTCAGGTGATAAGCCAGACTCGAAGAACGGCGTACTCTTCTGGGAGTTTAAGTTCTTCATAAGAGGGACAAAATAGCGTTCAATAATGACCTTACGTACAGTTACCTCACCAGTCTTGGCAGCGTTAGTGAACTCCTTGAACTTCATCATAGAGGTTAGGGTCTTGTTGGCTTGGTCTAACTCGTCTTGAAGATTATGGTCACCCTCAATACTGAAGCGACCATCATCAATGACCACCTTATGCTCTGCATCTCTAGCAGCGTGGGCTAGTTCTTCCTGAGCTTGTATAAAGCCACGGTTAGCTGTCTCTATGAAGAACGTGACAGCTTTCTCAGCAGCCTCTGGGTGGGTCTTCTTAACTGCATTGATCCACGCTAGGCCATTACCGCCGCCCATGATCTCAACGATACGGTCTTGGTTGGCGACTGTCTTGTTCTGTAGTGTCCCACCAATGATCAGGTCTAGGTTACGCTTAACAATCTCAGGGTCTTTAATATCAGAGGGGTGGGTGTTCACTACAGTCCCAATTCCTAACTTCTGCCCGACCATACTATCGTAGACATCCTTACTAGCCTTCTTGTTTCCCTCGATAAGGAAGTCTAAGGTGTTAGTTACTAAGGACTCTTTAGTCCTACCCGAAGACGCAGCGATGCTCTCGATAGCAGTATCTAAACTAGCTACATTACTAAGCAAGGCACTAGCGTATACGTCACCGCCAAACTCCTTAGCTAGGAACAGCTTACGCATACTCTCGTTCCCTAGGGCATCAGACATCATCCCCATCTTAGTGATTTTAAGGCCAAATTCAAGCGTCTTACTCAGGTTCTCAACAGCCTTCCCCTCAGTGATATCAGCGGAGGTAATGCCCAAGGTCTTTCCCATCACTAGGAACAGATCTTCAGTAGGTTTAAGGATATAGTCAAACTCCTTAGGAGACAACCCCGTGCCCCCAATCTCTCTGTTCATAAACTTAAGCATGTCTCCTCTGAAGCTTGTCAAGGCGTTGCCCATCGTAGCAGCGAGAACAGCCTTGTCCTCTATAGAGGCTGTGCTGTACCTTTCAAGCATAGACATAAGAGGCCCCATAGCGAACTTATGGGCGTTGTTCCTAGCAGCGTTGAGCTTGGGTATTAAGTTAGCTCTGATCGTACCTGAAGAAGTAGTTCCAGCGTTCTTACCAGCTATTCCAGCAGTTATAATTAGACCACCAGCCTGCTCCATCAACGCCCCAGCTTTCATAATCTCTTGGTTGTCTTTACCAACAATACCAGCGGCCTTGTACCTATTGAGAGTGGCTAAGGTTGCAGACATTTGAGCCCTGCGTGTCTCACCAGCAATCGTATCTTGGATATTGACAAGGCTCTGAGTTGGGGTAGCACCGAAGACATCCGTAGCTGCCTGTTGCACCGCAGCCCTACGCCGTATACTACTACCAGCTTTACCTAAGAATTCAGTAAGAACTGCTTGTTGTTTGAGCTTACCAGCTACCGTATCAGAGATACCCGCAGGTAGGCTCATCTTATCCTTAACCTTTTTATAGAAGTCTTTATCGGTAACTGAGTCCTCTACCACCTGTGTCATAGCAGCCTGGGCATCAGTCACTAAGCTGGCAGTACCGATCTCGTTAACCAACGAGGCTGTGCCAGCAACCAAACCACCAACACTACCGATCAGGTCACCAGTGGATTTGTCTACCTCAGTGTTAAACGATCTCTGTACAGCAGTGAAAGCTGTGGTGGCTGGACCACTTACTTGATCTGTGAATGCGGCCATAGTCTCTTATTCCCTATCTATATCATGGATGATGCCATGAGCTTTGTAGTATTCCATGATGATGTATCTCTGTCCTTGCTTCATCTTGCCCATTACCGTCTTGTTGATTAAGATCTTCTCTTGTGTATCTAATCCAGTCATAAAAAACTTACGAGCACTAGTATACTTGGTGAAGTCTTTGGATCGTAATGCGAAGTTAAGCTCTCTTGCTAAAATGTCTATAGTTGTCTTGAGGTATGTACGCTCCCCCCGTAATGCGTCCTTCATAGCTCTCGCGTCTCTCGCGTTAGATGGGTCTAGGCCTAATACACCTAGGATCGTTTCCATTACGGTAGAGTTTCTATCGGTGACACGCCCCAGTTTGTCGTAATGCATACCCAACTTCATGGCGTAGTAAGCCCGTTCATAGCCCTCGTAAGACCTTACCGTGTCTCTTAAAGTCTTTTGAGCAATCATCATACCAACATCAAATTGCTCGCGGGTAGCAAAGAACTCGTTGGTTGGGTTAACTAGGCTAATCATACTGTACACACCAGGGAGGATACTGCCTAAAGTACTGAGGCCAGCAGCGTCAATCTTTAGAAGCTCTTCTGTATCCATCGTAGCCAGCTTGGTAGCTACCTCTCCCCAACCTCCCTCAGTCAACCCAAGGCCAGCACGATGAGAGAAGGCAACGTCGATACCTAATGCATTAGCAAATAAGGATTCAATAGCTCCCTTTTCTAGGGTATCTAACATAGCCTCAGGAGCATCTTCGCCAAACTGTTCTTGGTACATCTCGGCAAAGGAGTCACGGAATCTGAGCCCGTACCTTGGAGCAGTAGCCCCACCAATACCGTATAGACCTAACTGGGTAATAGTCATACGTAGCTTCTGCCCATTGGTGAAGTGCTTACTACCCCCCAACATTTCAGGCAGCATCATCTCCAGAGCCCTAGCTTGGTAGCCCCAGAACTGTGTCGGTAATGAGGAGATACCAGACTGCCAAGAACCTCTATCTACCCTGTTCATTAGAGCTACGTACATCTCCCCCTTGGTACGGATGGTGTCTATTGCGTCATCGGTAAGGGCTGCTTTGGGATTAGCTTTACGCCAGTCTATTGCAGCCGACATATGAGCAGCAATCTTATTGAAACGCTCTGTCTCTAGGAAGGGGACTTGACCAGCATCAAGGAACTTCTGGAATACAGAGGCGCTAGACAGGCCAGTAGCTTCCTGTTCAACGAGGCCACCACCTTTCATACGCCATGATCCCGTCCTCTGGAGGACTTCGTATAGTTCCATGACAGCGTCACCCTTGAGGCCGACAACCTTACCAGCTGCTCTAGCTATGGAAGCTAAGGTCTTGGGGTTCTCAGAGAGTAACATCAAACGCATCGGACCAGCCAGGAATGCCGCCCTTACGCCGTTAACAGGGTTAGCTGATATCATCAGGGCAGTAGCCTGTATCTGGATAGCTGGCTGCTTAAGGTTAAACAATCCCAGGTTAGCGTTGTATGACAAACTACGGACAAATCCAATAGGGTCCATAGCTTTAAGGTTATCAACAGTATTATCCGCCAATGGTTTACCAATCTTCTTAGAGGCAGCGTTAAACACATCCACCAGAGGAGCAACTAGGTTATCTTTAATAAACTTTTCAGTTATGGTAGGTACATTCATGACAGCACGATAATGCTGCTGCATCTTTTTACCCTTTTCAATAAGGGCTGCCTCGGCCTTAGTGACTTTACCAGTATCACTAACCCACACAGGATTAAGGAAGTGACCTAGTGAATTCTTCGTAGTTCCCCCTTCTAACACATGAGCGAAAGTCTTGAAGAACTTATCAGCTTGTCTCTGTCTCCATACATCATGGGACATGACATTCATAGCTCTTTCAAGAGATCGTGTAGCTGACTCAATGGGGTTGATCACAGGAGCTACGTTACCATTGAAGTCTTTTAGACGGGCTCCACGGCGTGAAGCCTGACTACCCCGCCGAGAGATCATACGTTGAATGGAGTTTACTTCAGATAAATCAGCAGGGTGAGCGTTAGCACCAGATCCCACAGCCTTACGAACAGCTACGAGTTCTTGACCGTCCTGTACGACCTCGAAGGGAACATGGATATTTCTAATACCAACATAGTCTTCCATTGCTTTTAGAGTAGTAAATACGCCACCCGTGGCCTCAGCGATAGCCTTGTCACCTTCTATAGTAACTGCGATCTTACCGTCAGCGCCTAAGTGGGACTTTAACACGTCGAGGCCAGCGTTCATACGAGCAACATAGTCGGCTCCCTCAGTTTGTGTACCCACACCGTAGGTACGGGACTTCATAATGATAGGTACTTGGTTAGCCCCACGGTACCTAACCCGAGCTTGCTTTACGAACCAACTATCTTTGTAGACTACACGCCCTCCAGCCTTGTATTCTAGTTGATTATAGGACAGGGGTTTGACCTTTAAGTCCTTGGCTTTGCCTATCATGTACTGGATAGGCTGCAATACATCAGTCTCTCTAGCACCTTCCAACTCTAGGATAACGTAACCATTCTGACGTAGTTTCTCAAGCCTCTTATCCGTCATATCCGTGATGTGCTTGCCCTCAGTTACATCGTAGATAGCTTTGTTACCGGGGTTAGAGATAGCTTCGAGGGGTTTGGCGTCGAAGGTAGCATCGAGGCCCTTCTCAATAGCAGAGGCATTCTTGAGGTTGATAGTCTTGAAGCCATTGCGTTGCTTAGTGTTGAAAGCTGCGCTATTCATCATGATATGGTTAATATCATCCATACGTCTTACAGCATGGTACGCTACCACTTGGTTATCATTTAGATGGAACCTTCCTTTGAGTTCAGCGGTATCCATCCACCTTTCATGGTTACGTCCGAATTCTAATACCTCACCAAGCGTAGTCTTCTCGCTCTTAGAGAGTTTAGTGATGAACTTAGTCAGCTTACGCCCACGAGCTAGGACGCTCTCCCTAACAGCTAGGGTAAGGTGCGCTGCTTGTGCTTCCATAACGCCGACATAGTTGGTCGGAGAAGCTAAAATACGCCTCAATCCCCCACCACTGTCGATATCCTTGTATGCTGTGATGAACCCACCAGCGTCTTCGATAGGCTTACGCAGAGACAGGAAGTAAGTACCACCTAGCTCCTTAGAGGTGACAGTCATGCCGTCCATCTTGAGATGCTTGGCGTATTGCATGGCAATCTCAGCACTAGCGAAGCCCTTGCCAGCGTCATCGCCATAGAAGGCCACGTAGTACGTACCTTTTAGGCCCTGCTCAATAGTGTCACCATGATAGCGTAGGATATCCAGATGTCGGCTCCCAGCATCAAACAACTCACCAGCTACTATCTGACCATGATGTGATGCCGCAGCAGCAGCTTCTACAGGGTCAAGGTAACGAACAGATTGGATATCTACGATCTCCTGAGCCAGCGCCTCTACCTGTTGGAACTCTTTCTCTGCCCTACCAGCAATACCTGGGACACCCTCGATATTGGGGGAAATGGGGTTAAGCTGTCCCTCAACAAGGAGGTCACCAGCATTGGTAGCAGCGGGGCTGTCCTTCGCTACCTCACCAGATCTCACTGCTTCGGAGGTACCAACAGTCTGCTTCACCGCAGAGGTCCTGTTACCAGCGATCACAGCAGAGGTAGCTATGTCACCCTTCATCAAAGCGTTGAAGATCTTAGTAGCCAGACCTATTGTCTTAAGAACAGGTTTAGCTACTATGCCCAGTACAAACGCACCGTCGAGCCACACCAGAGAGTCCTCGATGAACTCATCAAAGCCTGTGAACTCTTGAAGGTACATGAAATACGTCAGAGCGTAGATATCATTACCAGCCCCAGCTGCCATCTCAGATAAGGTAGCTTCACCGGGGGCTATATCGAAGAACTTGTCGATCTTAGCCAGTGTCTCAGCCTTCTCAGAGGAAGACATAGCCCTGAAGGTGGCGATCTGCTCCTTAAGGTCATTACCTGTTAGGATGGGATTCTCAGTAGTAGCAATCTTCTGAGACATGGTATTCATATCAGTGAACGGGATAAGCATAGTGGCGGCTTGACCCACTGTGTTCCAATCCCAACCCAGCCTACCGAGTCTCTTCTTAATCATCTTGGTCAGAGCGAGGCCGTCCTGTATCTCTTGCTCCATGATGTCTTCATAGGAGATATCGAACTCTGCGTTCTCAAGGGCTATGCTGGCTCTGTCTTCATCTTCGAAGCCCTCCTCGACTATCTGTTTAGCGGCCTGTTCTTCGACAATGGTGAAGACTTCCTTATCAGAGTCGAAGGCAAACTGCACTTCGTGCATCCCAAAGACTAGATCCTCGTCCATGTCGCTCAGAGCTTTGAGCATCTCTTCGTCAGTCAGGCTCTGAAGCTTCGCTAGCTTCAAACCTACCAACTCACCACGGATCATGTCATCCTCACGGCGAAGAGCTAGGTCGTAGTACTGATCGTACTTATTTTTGAGTTCCTCATTAGGGATATCACCTAGACGCTTGGCAGCTAGGGTAGCAATAGCGGCTTCTAACTCAGCCTCAGGGATAGGACGAGGAGTACTAGCCTCGGTCAAGTCAATGAACGGATCAGTCCCAGCGTCTTCTGCGTCTACTAAGTTTAAGAAAGGTTCAGTGTTACTCATGAGAAGATATCCGCTATGTCTGCACGACTTTTGAATATAGAGGAGCCAAAACTACCAATACCCCTGAATAAAGATTGTTTCTCACCGGCCCTACGAGCTTCATCCCCAAACATTGCCGCTTGCCTAAAGAAGATATTCTGTTCATCTACGATAGATCCTAACTGTGCCAGATAACCGAGGTTAGCACTAGTCTGGCTGATAAGAGAGCCGAAGCCACCCCGCGCAGAACCACCAACAGTCAGGGCTCCCTGCGCTTGGGCGTTGGATACAGCAGCGGCACGTTTAATACGCCCCTCTCTGATTACTTTCATACGTTCTCGTCTCTGACGTACTGAATTCTTACGTTCCTCAAGGGCCTGTGCTGACCTACGAGACGAAGCTAGGTTATTTAAGGCATCAGCCCTATCCTTACCAGCAAAGAAGCTCCCTACGGCCCCTACAGCGGCTACAGCAAGCCCTATAAAGCCTAAAATACTACCCCAACTCATGATTAACCTGCTGCATTGTCTGAAAACTGGACTGCCCATCCGTAGATGTCGAAGTCCTTGCCTGATTCACTCTCAAACCTAAGAGTAAGAGCCCTCCCCTTTCCCCGTACCTTATTCTTGGTCGTAGTTACAGGGAAACCACTGTTAAAGTCCAAGGATGTAGGTGTCTTGTCATAATCCTTAAGGATACGGTAGATTTGTTGACGCCTACCAAACTTGGAAGAGTTGCTATGGTCTGCAAAGTCCCAACGAGGCTGTAAGTAGCAGCTACTGGGGTTCTCAACATTGTAACCACCAGCACCATCACTAATATAACCAGTCTCAGTCCTCTTAGAGAACACCCAGACCCACGGAGCCCTACGATAGTTGGTTACATTACCTTCTAAAAGATAACCAGTCTCAAAGTAACTGTCAAAGTTAATACCAGTACCGTCTGCTGTAGTCCAATCGAAGAAGTCAGCATCACTGTACTGAGAGAATGTCCATTCAGATAAACTAGAGCCAGGGACAACTGTCCAAAGCATTGTCGTAGTGGAACTCCCCCGTAATACAGCTACATCAGCTACAACAACCTCAGAATCCGAGTCTCTGATTACTGTAGAACCACTTGAGGCTTGGATAACCGTCTCGGTATCTGTTACTCTACCGATTGATGGTAATGTAAATACTCCAGCGGTATACGGAGAATTAGAAGCTAGGGAGCCGTGGTCATACGGGCTAAATGAACCTGTAACGGTATCAAATACTAAGGCTTTATCGAACTTAAAGCGATATGATGTCTCATTACCAACACTATTATACAACCATGTAACTCTTTTAGTCACTGAGTCATAGGAACCTTGACCATAGAGCTTAGAGATATTCTCAATATCTTCATCATAGAAGGTTTGGATAGTCTTCTCAGTAAGAGACTTTGCTTCGATACGATCCGTAATCTCATTACGGCCTACACTGTAGATACCACGGTCACTCCACCATACGGGAGTACCTTCCACATCTACAAGGGTACGAGAGCCAACCAATCCAACCGATGAGACCTTACTTACCGAGTAATCCGTAGGTGTAAAACCAGAGCCAGAACTACCAGTAACCTCCCATAAGCCGTTGTTAGCGAATACCAGCAACGAAGAGCCCGTGACGTGTAACGCTACAATTGATCCAGCTTCGGGGATAACGATAACACCCCCGTCTGTATCAACTAGGTCACTAATCTCTTCAGATGTAGGGTCAGCTTCTTGGTAGCACCGCCCAATCTTAGAAGGATCTTCAATAATCTGACTAAAGTAAAGGTGCCCCGATATAACTTCTTCTGAAGGACCACCATACCATGATCTACCTGCGAAGAACGCTACAGCCTCAGGTCTGTTATCGGAAGTAACGGAGGTAATATTTGAAATACCACTGACTGTAGATCTGTCTTGGTTAAATGGGTCTAGAATCCAGTGTCCACGAGGAGCTAGGGTATTACCAAAGAATATCTTAGTCAACTCAGCGGGATCAAAGTCATCACTGGAGTTCTTAGCTACGAACCACTGCTTATTGTTACCGGGGTACTTAGACTGAGATGAGAAGTACGTAGTAATGGGACTAGCTACAGAACCACCAGGGCTAACCCAGCCTTGGTTAGTTAGATTATAGTTATGTGTATCACTGAGAGTAGGTAGCTCTTCATCAATATCAAGGCTATCATCAACACCATCAAAGTCTCTAATAAGCAACCCAATCTCTGTATTAGTAATAGAGTCTCCATCAGGATCATAGGTAACATAGAAGGGTTTAAGTTTCTTAGACACTATAAAGAAATAACCCTTACCAAAAGCAATATCAATACGCTCTGAACCTACGTCAGACGCAGCAGGGGCAGCAAAAATAGATAGATCAGTAGTAAAGGTCTTCTTATTACCAGATACCGGAGTGCTAGAGATATCGTAGTAGTATAGAGTAGCGTCTACTTGAATTACTAGGAAATGGAGATCACCATCACCACCAACCTGCTTCCATTCAAACACACCTATAGCCTGAGTATCCCACGTAGTCTCCGCGATAGATAGCGAAGTGTTAGTAGAGGATGCCTCATAATCCAGCCCAAGCCTACGCTTAACATCGCCTTTCTTATCATAGGTAACATTAAGGGAGTCCAGAGATGAATTCTCAGGAAATGTAAGAGGCGTAGCCTCAGTAACTAGGCCACCTACAAACGTATTATATACTTTCAGACTCTCGTTTCTCGGCATGTGGTTCAGTCTTCAGTTGTGGTGTAGGTGATTTAGTTTTCTTATGAACAGTCTTAGTTTTTAGTTCTGGTCTAATCTTATCAATATTAGAAGGAACGGGAGGTAAGTTATCTATCCACTTCTTAGCTGCTGTGGTTAGATCATGTAAGTTAGTGTAGTTACCTGTTAGTTCTTTTGGTAGTTCTCCTCCTTCTTTAAAGAAGAAAGATAGAAACCCATAAGGATTCTTGCGTATTGCCTGTAATGTCTTACCTCTGGGTGTTGTCCATTCAAACTCTGCGACGATTTGCTCTTCCATAGTCTGGCCTTCCATAGCTATTGTCTAGCGATTTAGAGATATTGTGACGATCACTCTGCCACCTTATCTTTTGGCGTAGTGCCACCTGTTCAGCCTTGGGATTCGCTCGTTGATTAAGCTCAATATACGCCACTGACTTACTCTCATTTAGTAATAGTGGAAACAGGTTCTCATCGAGATCAGGTATAAACACATCAGATAAAGTAAAAACTGGTGACTGGATAGCCCATACAATAAATTTACTAGATTGTAACGTACTGTCTACTCCACTATCAAATGAATCAAATATAAGAGTCTCGTCATCAAACGAGGAGTAGAACTCAGGAGCCTTATCATTCTGGATTAAGACCTCACCACCGTCTACAGTAACGATCTGATTAGTGGAAGCATCGGAGTCTCGCATCAAAGTACGATGAAGAAATACCTCGGGCTCTACATAAGTTATACGTTCATAGTCACGGGCTGTACTACCTGATTTAACCTTGTTATAACGTACTTCATCAATACGCCTGATACCAGATGGAATAGTCATATGAGTGGGAGTATCTGTATCAGCTAATGCTGTTAGAGTAATCAAAGTACGATGCTCAGGAATCTCGATATTATTAATAAGATCAGCGTAGGTGTCTCTAACGATAAAAGCAATCTGCTCTGACTCAATAGTATCTGTGTA